GAAGTAGTCATCCCAGCCAGGTCTGCTCATCCAGCAATCAGCCCTTCCAAATCGGCACGCAACTCAGCCAACTCAGCCTCCAACTCCGCAATACGGCACTCCCGCGCGTCCTTATCGAAATCAGCCCGGTCAGCCTCATCCAAAGCAGCCAACACAGTGCGGATAAGATCGGGGAAACACCCGTGAATAGCGGTGACAAAATCGGCGTCCTCATCCAAAAGGAATGAGGCCACGAACTTACCGTCACCGTCCTCACCCACAGCATTGATGTTGAAGAAGTAGTGTTTGTCCTCTTTCTGGTGGTAGTCCCAGTACCGGTCTTGCGCCCCGGTGGTGTTAGCCCACATTTGGTACAGCTTGTCGAAAAACTCACGCTCGTCCATTGTCAAGTTCCTTTCAGTAATCTGATCCGTATAAACTGCCCCAGGAACGGCCACCGACCTCTGGGTCAGTGCCGATATGCACACCCTTAAAAGTGCAAGCCATAAGCTCACCGATCTTTCCCGCACCCCAACCCGCTTTATCTGCTGGCAGCGATGCCAGAACCTCGTCATGGATCGGCAACCTGAGGTATGGGGTGAACCCGGAATCGTGCAGCCGCAGCAACCCCTGAGCGGTGATGTCCCTGGATGAGGACTGCACCATGTAATTGAGGGCGGCATACGGTCTGTTCTGGTCGACCGGCAACCTCCGCCCAAATGGTGTGGTGACACACCCATTCCAGGTCGCTTCTTTTTGTAGGCGTTGGGACAGCTGCTTGACCTTCGGGTAAGCCTTCTCGAAGCCGGCAATGACTTTCTTCGCGGTGTCGACATCAATCCCGGCTTGCTGCGCTATGTTCCTTGGCCCGGACCCATACACGTAAGCGAAGTTCACCATCTTCCCGATCTTGCGGTCCACACCGGATGTGTCGGCTGTGATCTGATGCAAATCCTCACCGGTCTCGAATGCCCGCATCATTGTGCGGTCACCTGACAACCCAGCCAGCACACGCAGTTCCTGCGCCTGGTAGTCCACTGAGGCCATCAGTTGATCCTCATCAGCGATGAAGCATCGTCGGATCATCCAATCCCCGGCGGGTAGGGTTTGCGCGGGTATCCCGGTGATGGACATGCGGGCGGTCCTGGCCCGCAGCGGGTTGATCGACGCATGGCAGCGGTTGTCCGCATCGACACCGTTGAGGAACCCGTCGACCCATGTTGTGCGCCACTTGCGGGCTTTTTTCGTTTCGTAAACAGCTTCCGCGAACTCGTCGCCGTCTTGGATCAGCCGTTCGAGGAGAACCTTGTCGACCTTGCGTTTCCCGGACGGTGTGCGGTCAGGGATGGTGATGCCGCGTGACTCCAGCACGTCGGCCACTTGTTCTGTTGAGAACACGTTCTCGCAGCCCATCTGCCTGGCCCGCCACTCGTGGGCTAGTTCAGCGTCTATGAGCCGTTCCGACAGTTCTTTGGTGTACGGCACATCCAGCAGGAACCCGTGGCGTTCCATGTACGCGCAGACCTCAGCGAGTTTCAGTTCGCTGCGGATGAGCCGCTGCGACTCTGCGGGCACCAGGGTTTGTAGTTGCACCAGTCTGGCTGCGAGGATCGCATCCATGCCGGCATACAGTTGGTAGTCCGGGTGGTCGAACTCCACGGTCTTCCACACGTCAGCCTTCTTGACCTTCGTGTCCCGCGCTAACGCCAGCATGGACCCCTTGACACTGTCCGCTATCTCAGCGTCGACGTAGTGCCGGGTGAGGTCTTCCAGTGAGTGCCCGACACCACCCTCATCACGGGATCGTGGGTCCACGAGGTGGGCCAGGATGCGGGTGTCAATGACTTTGGGCCACAGCCGCTCCATCTTGACACCTAGGTGACGTTCGAACACCTGTAGGTCATAGGATGCGTTGTGCAGCACCAGTGTGCGTGCAGCGCCCAGTTGGTGCCGCACCGCGTTAGCGAACGGCTCACCCCGCTCGACGGGGATCACCCACGCTTCAGACTTGTTGCCGAACTGCGCCACCCGCAGACGGAAACCCTCCGAGTAAATATCTAAACCAGTTGTTTCGGAGTCGACCGCCATAGCGGGGTTACGTTCCGCGAACGCATGGAAGTCCTGTAGCTCAGGCACGGTCTCCACCACGTTCACCGTGACGGGCTGCCCATTGATCGTTCGTGTGTGTTGCTTCACGGTGTCCTTACTGTGGTGGTGCGGGGAGGGCACCCGTAGGTGCCCTCCCCGTGTACTGTCAAGGCGTTTACAGCCAGACCGGGGATTCGCTGGAACCGCGTGGCGGCATCCACGCCTTCCAGGTCTTACCGGTCTTCCCGACACCGGTCTTGTACACCCAGTCCGGGCCGGGTGCCTCCGGGGTGCCGGCAGGTGCCTCACCCGCAGCCTGCGGTGCGGGACGGCCAGCCGCAGCAGCTTTAGCTGGGGCTGAACCCGCAAAGTGATTCGCAGCCTTACGGGTTTCGTCCATCAACTTCGCCAACTTCGAGGCGTTGTCACCGGACACCTGATCCAGTGCGTCATCCACATCAGCTGCGTGGATCACAATCCACGGGGAGTCGAACCCGGCACCGCCCTTGAGGGTGAGGGTCAGCTTCCCGTCACTGGTTAAGGTGGCTGCCGCCTTCCGGGCGGGAGCCTTCTTCGACGCTGGCTGCTCGAACGGCTCCTCAGCCGCATCGACAGGTGCGTTCTCGAACGGATCGAAATCGGTCAATTTACTGATTACCTTTCGGTGATGTTTGCCCAACCACGGTTTGTGGAAGGGCGGTGGTGAAACTCATCAGCGGACAGGGCAGGAGCCGTTAGCGCACTCCTCATCAACCCCATCAGCAATTTCCTTGGACTGGGCGGATTCGTACTCCCACTTGTTGATCCGCTCATACGGGGACTGAGGCATGGACGCTTCCGGGAAGATCGTGGCACCCTTCAGGTGCCCTGCGAATGCCCGTAGCTGATCCTCGACGTGCTGAGGTTTGTACTGTTTCGGGTCGACGTTCGCCGTGAAGCTCACAGCGTTGTCAGCCCAGTACTGTTGGTACAGGCGTTGGAATGCGAGCATCTGCTGCAACGTCAGATCGCTGGCAGCCTCAACCAAATCCTCACCGTCAGACCCGTAAATGTCCGTGACAGCCTGCACCAGTGTGTCTTTCGTCGGGAAAGACACAACCACCGTGTTATCGGCGTACATGTCGTCCTCGACTTCGAAACCCTGCGCCTCGTACTTGTCCACCATGCTCATCTGTTCCGGGTCGACCTTGGACAGCCGGACACGGCGGATGAAGTACCGGGCGAAGATCGGGTGTACACCCTCTGACACACCGGACAGTTTGGCGATAGTCCCTGTCGGTGCGACTGTGCGTTTCTTGACCGGCACGGGGATGCGGAGGTCGTGGCACAGTTCCAGTGCGGCTGCGTCGACCGCGATGGACATCTGCCTGAGCAGAGACTTGAACGAGTCATCCCGTGGTGCGTGGGAGTATTTCGTCCCGGTCATGGCGAGGTAGCTCGCCACACCGAAATGCCCGACACCGATACGGCGGTTACGGTCCAAAACCTCACGTGACTTGGGGTCACCGACCTCACTGAAGGTTGCCCGGATCAGGAACCGTGTCATCAACGTGTGAGCTTGGTACAGCCCGTAGATGTCTGCCTGCCCACGCTTGTCCACGAACCCGGCGAGGTTGACGTGACCCAGGTTGCACGGTTCCCACGCTTCGAGCGTGATTTCCCCGCACGGGTTGGTGCATTCCACCCCGTTGGGTTCACCGACGTTCGACAGTGACGAGTCCCAGAACCCTGGTTCACCGTTGTTCACCATGCCCCGCGAGATCGCTTTCAGTACGCGGGCGGCAAGCCACGCAGGCCCTTGCTTTGCCTGGTACCAGAACTCGTCATCGACCTCAACACTGATGTTGGTTGTCCAGTGCGACAAAGATTGCTGCTTGATGTCGATGAAGGTTTCGATCTGCGGGTCAGCCCAGTGCATCATTGCCATGCGTGCGGATCGGCGCACACCGCCGGCAACCACACACTGTGCGATGGCGTGGTCGATTTCCATCCCGCCGATACCGTCCAAGTATTGGCCTGCGCGGGAACCCAGCACCGTGGCGACTTCGATCAGCATCTTCGCCAACGGTTGAGGCCCTGAAGCTCTACCGCCGAACGTCTTCAGCTTTGCCCCGGCATGGCGCACACGTGACACGTCGTACACCCGGTGTGTGTGGACGGCTTCGTCCCGGTAGTGGGTGTCGATCAGATCGGTGAGTGCGGCAGCCCAACCTTCCCGGCTGTCCTCAATCTGGAACGCCCCAGCCCAGTCGGAGTCGTAGTCGATGGACAGCAGACCGGCTTCCGCAAGCTGCTGGTAGTCCTGGTGTTCCGGGTCGCAGACGATGTGAACTTGCAGCGAGTGCCGGATCGGCGGGTACCCGTTCAGGTTTGAGTTGGAGTAGTTAGCACCAACACCACCGCCCTCCATCAACCTCATGAAGGTGAACTCGAAGTGATCGGACGGGTTGGCTGTCCAACCGGCCACCCAACAGTTGAACAGGTGCTGGGCGTTCTTAACCCCGGATGCCCACAGGTGCCGGCCAGCGGGCAGGATCTTGAAGTCCAGCATCATGTCGATCAACTGTTGGCGTTCGTCCTCAAGCTGGTGGCGCTCCTCGACTAAGGCAAGGTTGCCGTCGACCACCCGCTCCACCGTTTCCGGCCACGTTTCTTTCGTGCCGTCTGGTTTGACCCGGCTGTATGTGCGGTTGTAAACCAGTTCCCCGGTTGGTCCCCAGTTAATGTCAGTCAATTTCGTACTCCTCTGTGATGGTTGGGCAGTTCTCGCACACGTTCCAGTCGAAATCCGGGTCATCCGGGTAGCTGAAAGACAGCCCGCCAGGTTCACCACAGAAGTCACAGGACGGTTCATCGTCGTATCCGGTTGTCACCGTTGCCCTTTCAGGTATTCGCCTCCGCAGTACATGACCCGATCTTCAGCGGGCCAGTTGTGCAGCAGCATGGGTTTTTCGTCAAACAAGTCGGGGAGTAGGCAGGCCCGATACATCTCGGACCTGCCCGCCCCGTTGAACAGCGGATCAAAGATGTTGTGCATGACGTTTCCGTACATTGTCAAGGTAGATGCCTACTAGCTGCGGGTGTTTCCGCAGGATGTTGTAGTCCCGGACTGGTGGCCGGAACCATCTACCATTCCCAAGGTCCAATGCCGGCTCCGCACCCTTGCCGTTCACCCACTGGTCGACGGGTGTCGGGTCCAGGTATTCGTCACGCACATCAGGGTTTTCGATCAGCATCACAGCTATGTCCCCGGTGGGATCGGAGTAGCCGCCTTCTGAGCGCCGGGTCTCTGGGAACACAACGGACCTGCTTCCTATCCCCTCCACGTCGGAGGTGATGTAGTTGACGTTCACTTCTTCGGTGAGAGATTTGTGCGCTCTCATTAACAGGTTCTCTGTTTTCTTATCCGCCGGGATCACACCGTCCTCGTAGCGTTTCCGTAACGCCTCCGCATACGCTGCGTAACGCTTGTCAAGGTCAGCCATAGCGGTAGGTAGGATCGCCCGCAGATACTTGTTAGTCGACTTGCCTTTCAGGGCCTCCTTGATTGATTCCGACGAATACAAGGATCTGCCGTGGAAGGTGTCGCTCTGTAGCTGCTGCTCCGAAAGGGTTTGCAGAGCCGCTTTAAACGCCATCCGCTGCGCCTGAAACGGCTCTGATCCCTGCATCTTCCGCCTAGTTTCTGGGCGCTTCAGATACCACACCCACAGATCGTTAGTCAGATCATCCACACACTGCGACTGACGATCCCACTGCCCCGAATGCCACTCCACCAGCGCGGCTTCCGCAGCCTTCCTAAGGATAGGTCGCATATCGTGTACTGTCAAGTCAGACTTCCCAGCTTCTACCGTCGACAACGAATCTTCCTTTCGTGACGTACACCGGGACCGGTTGGACCGACGTTTTCTCAATGTGAAGCAACCCGAATGCCTGCTGCCAGTTACCTGCCGCACCCTTGAGGTAGTGCGCCTGCTTCATGTCCATCAGGTGACCGACCTCGAAGCCGTGCAGCACCTTATCCACTTTCTGGTTACGCCCGAACGATTCAGCTGCCACCGCACATCTGTGAGTGTGACCCATCACCACACTTCTCTGCGCCCGTTTAGCGGCACCCAGAGCGGTGTACCCGGCGTTGCGGGACAACGTGATACCACCCTTGTGCCCGTGTGTGGTCTGCCATCCTGGTGCCACATCATGGGTGTCGGGTAGTAATTCCACACCGAACCCGTCAAGGTCCAGCAGTTTATCCAGGTTGAACGAACCTGACTCCGCCAGTGCCGGCGCGTACTTGGCGAGGTATGTTCGAGGGCGCTCATCATGGTTGCCTTCATGCACCCTGACAGGGCCGTCATACACATCTCGGAGCGGTTGGAACAGTTCACGTTTCGCTATCTCAGAGTCCCGGAACACACTGCCTTCGAACTCCCCGGCTGTGCCTTTGTTCCAGCGGGAAGGCTGAGGGTAATCCATCACGTCACCGATATGGATTACCTCATCTGGCTGGTAGTCCCCGATAAACCGGATGACTGCCTTCAGTGCCCGCCTGTCATGGTAGGGAATCTGCGTGTCAGGCAGGATCATGATGCGTTTCGTCACATCACTCTCTCAATCTCGCGGTTCAGATAGAACCGCGCTTTCATCAAGTCCTCCAACGGGTTAGGCGACTTACGCCCAGCCCTGGCGACGTATTTGACCACGTTGCCCAGGCAGAAGTTCAGGTTCTCTGTCAGGTCGATGACCTGGAACCCGTTGGGGAGTTGGTAGTGGTCCGGGTTGATGGGGTCACTCATCGTCATCATCTCCTTCAAACACGTAATCGTGGATACGTTCCACCCAGCGAGGGAACTCCATACCCACAGTGAAATTAACCTCGAAACGCACCGATAATCTCCTTCAACTTGTCAGGCTGGTAGCCGATCACCGCATCAAAACCGGGTGCTTCGATCACGGGTGTGGACTTCGCTTGCAGGAACCGGGTGACATACTCCTTCGCCAGAATGTCCTGACTGATGTCAATAACATTGATGGAGATTCCGGCTTCGGTGAGTTTGTCGATCACCCGCTTACAAGGCCGGCAATCCGGTTGTGTGAACACAGCGACTGTCATCTCATCCTCTCTAACAACGCATCCATTCCCTTAACTGAGACAAGCGAATTGACATCCTCACCCGGAGGCATGGGGATGATCTTCGCGTTAGGCAGCGTGGACGCCACCGTGTTCCCGAACGCCATACCGGCCTCGTCGCCGTCAGTGAGTACCAGAACCTCCCGGTAACCCAGGAAGGGTTCCCGGAAGTGCGGCTGCCACGCTTGGGCACCGGGAACACCCACCGCTGGGACACCGCACAGCTGCGCGGTGATGGCATCAAGTTCCCCTTCGCACACCGCTATTGTCGCGGTGTCCCGCAGCAATGCCGGTGTATTGTAAAGGCGGGGACGGTCCCCAGCTGCTGTCATGTATTTACCGTGACCCTTGTGGTCATGGTCTTGGACGCAGCGGAACCTGATCGAAACCACCGACCAGTCATCCTCCTGAGATTTCCGCAGGTATGGGACCGCCAGGAACCCTTTGAACATTTCATGCCCAGGTAGAGGATCGCCCACGTATCCCAGGCGGAACTTGTCCGTCCTCCCCGGCGCTAGTCCCCTCATCTCCAAATACTCTGCGGCGGGGCTGCCTTCGAGTGTGGAGTGGTAGCGGATCATGGCTTCCTTGAGGAAGCTGCGCTGCGATTCGGTTAGCTTCAGCACGGCTCACTCCTTTCTCTGCCATCAGCAGCTTGATCGGGCCTCCCTTGACGCCGCAGCCAAGGCAGTTGAACGCCCCGTAGGTGTATGACACGGCGGCTGATTGCACACTGTCCGGGTGGAATGGGCACAGCATCCGCACCCATTTCCTGCCGTTGTCCGGTGGCGGGTCGCAACCCGGCACTAGGTATTCCAGCACCTCCGCTATCATCGACGCCTTCCCGTGCGTGTTCTGGTTGACGGCGTTCGTCTTCCCAGTAGTCCCGCAGGTTGCCGCTGTAACGGCTGTACCTCTGCCACTTAAACCTGCCCCAATGCTTACCCATTGTTCACTGTCAAGGCCAACTCAGCACGCAGCCACCCACCCACATATTTGGTGAACGCGGGAGGGATGGCCTCAGCTAGCTCCTCACGGTTTGTCCAGTCAATGCCCATGACCTCACGGGCCTTCGCTATCGGTGCGATGTGCCCTGACACGGACATGATTGTCCCCGGCTTCCAATGCCCAGCCTTAGACGCCGGAACGGTGTGTTCCGGGTGTTCAGGTTCCAGCATGAGGAACGAGGTTTCGAACAGTCTGTGCCGGTACAACTCCAACCCAAACATGTGACCGCACAGGGTCACAGGGTCCATGAGTGGCGATCCCGGCACATTTTCGATCACCCAAGGCTTCCGGTTGGCGATCAGAAGATCGCGTGTCGGTGCCACGAGGTCCGGGTAGGACTCAGCTAAACCGGGCCGGCAGTTCGACATAGCGGAGTGCCGTTGGCACGGCGGTGATGCGTGTATCGCATCGAACTCGTGGCCGTGTAACTTCAGGAACTCCAACGCATCTCCTTGGTGAAACTCAAACGGGTAGTTCTTCTGGGGGTTGAGGTCAACACCAACAACCTCGAACCCGGCGTGGTGGTAGCCCATTGATGCTCCTCCCGCGCCGCAAAACAGGTCTAACAGTTTCATGATACCTCCTGTGTGTGTATTGTCAAGTCCCTGGCACGATCCGTTCACCGATCACTTGAACGGCTGGCGGGTAGTTCAGGTAGTCGATGGCCCGCTCGAATGCAGCTGTATCGTCCCGGAGATGCCCCAGAACGCGAGAGTTGCATGTAGTGCATAGAAGACCTCGAACGATGCCTGTGGCGTGGCAGTGGTCGACGCTGAGTTTCTTCCGCGCACCTGTGGCGCGTTCACAGATGAAGCATCGACCCAACTGGTATCTGTAGATAGCCCAATACTCGTCCGCCGTGATTCCATAGACCTGTATCCACCTTTGTTCTTGTGTGCTGGATCGTCTGCTGGCCCGGATTGCCCTGTGGTGTGTGGCGCAGCGCGGGCCTGGGTGTGGTGCTTTCCGGCCTGTGGTGATGCCTTCGTCCGCGCAGTCGATGCATGACCTTCGTTTGTGTGAACGGTCTTGGTGGCGGTAGGCGCGTTTCACCTAGAGACCACCCAGGCAATCAACACCACATTTGTTATCCAAATGAATAGGGCAACTGTGAGTAGTGCGTCCAAGCTCATTGGGTGTCCTTGATCTGCATATTGTCCCCGGAGAATGACAACGTCACATAGTCACCGCCAGACGGGTCCGCCTTGCCGGCACGGTTCTTCACCGTGGACACACACAGCAAGTCAGGCCCGAACTCCTCCGACTGCTTGTGTAACGTCAAGACCATCTCAGGCACACGGGCTATCTGACCCTTAACCCCTGACAGGGGGATGGGGCGGTCAGCATCGTTGTAGCCGCCTGTGACGTGATGCAGGCCCACCACGCACGCCCCGGTAGACCGGGCCATGTTATGCAGGTAATCCATCAGGGCCTCCAAACCTGAGAACGGGTCATCATCGTTGTCCTTACCTCCGGTGCGAACATTGGTGATGTTGTCGATGACCACCAGCCACGGGAAGTCCCCGTACACCTCCTCGTAGGACTTCATGGAGGATTCGATGTTGTCCAGCGCCGGGGACGCTAAGTAGTTGAAACGAATAGGGATGTCAGCGAACTCATCCTTCGCGTCACCCAGGTCACCAGCCCGAACCATCCGGGTTGTCTTCTCCATGTGCCAGCCCGTCAGGATAGACAGGGACCGTGACAGCTGTGTGAAGGCGTCACTGTCAGCGGAGAAGTACAGTGTCGGAACCTTGGCGTGCAACGCATAGGACAGCACCAGGGCTGACTTACCGACACCGGGTCCGGCGCAGATCAGGCACAGCTGCCCGCGCAGGAACCGTGTGCCCTTATTCTCCAACGCATCCCACACCTGGGGCAGCGGGTTACCCGCCGACCCTTTGATGTACAAAGACTGAAGTGGTGAATACACTCACACACCCCCGTATCGTTCTGTCATCTGCTGATGCAGCTGCCACTGCGCCGCGCCGAGCATTCCCATAGCTTCGATGAAGGAAAACTCGTAGGGCATGGTCACCCGGAACCCGTAGTTACCGTTCGAGTCAATCGTTCTGCGGATCACCATCTCGAACACTGTCAAGTTGTCATCCTGGTCATTCACGGTCCAACCTCCTTCCCAGCCGATCAACATCTGACTTCGAGTACAGCGCGATTGGTCTAGACCGGGGTGGTGCGTAGGAACCTGCCGGCACTAGCTTCTGCTTGCGGAACTCGTCCACGGTCAGCTTGAAGTGGTTGACGATTTCGTTTTCGGTGTACAGCAGCGCGGCCCTCATATTTTCCTCCTATGCGTCATGGTGGATTTCTTCTATCTGCCCATCCGGGAACCGCAGCGACACGTGCCGCTCCACGCCACGCTGCACCGCAGCCCGTTTGGTGTTCACGGCGAACCGCCTAGCGGTTTCCTCAGTCGGGAACGGGTAGGAGCTACCCCCGTTCATGAACACACCTTGTTCCAGGTCAACGAACACGTAGTCTTTGTCCCGGTCAATTTCGATTCGTTTCCTGTATTCCATGCCTCTCCTGTGTATTGTCAAACAGCTGCCACGTCGCAGGCCCACGCTACGTCGCAGAACCTGCATTTGGATGGTTCCGGGGCGGGATCGAACTTACCGGCTTCGATGTCGGCTTCCAGCTTCCGAAACTTGTCAGCGACTACTTCCCGCGTCCAACCTGACAGGTCGAACGTCGGTGTGGGTTTACCTGATTTGTTCATGAAGTAGTCGCCCCTTAAGGGGCGGTCAACCCCTAAATCTTCAGCCACACCGACCCCGTAGACAGCTAGCTGGAAGTCATCTCCGGGCTGGTTGCCGGTTTTGGTGTCCCGGACTACCAGTTCCCCGTCGACTACTACGATGGCGTCGATGAAGCCACGGACATGGACACCGTCGAGGTCCACATCGAACCCTAGTTCAATGGCCGGGTCACCCTGCGGGGTGACCCATATCACTTCCTGTGGGTGTGCTTGGTACCAGCGGATGTACCGCTCCACCTGCTCTAGACCTATGCCGTGACGCCGTTCAATGTCAAGTGCCCCGACGTAAGGGCCTGACGCGAACCAGTAATCAAAATTAGGTGCGGACTCGCAAGCTTCACCAATGTGCCGGGAGTAGGACTCCCGGAACACATCCTGTGCGTCCTCAACGGTCATGATGCGCCCTGACCGTTCCCAAGATTCGCACGCCTCGTGGACCGCTGATCCCTGAGCCAGCCACGCTGCCGGCTTTTGCCACAGCCCGTCGATCCTCGTCAACTTGTATGCGCGGGGACACCGCTCATACAACTTCAGCTGTGACACACTCAAGTGTCGAGGTGCGTCACTCATCAGTCTCCTTAGGTATCAGATAGATCGTCATCTCAGCCTCGCGGAACATCATGTCTTTGTCTTCGACAACGGTGTGTTCCAGCACCGTATACACGGTGCTGTGTAGGAACTGTTTGACGGGCAGGTATAGCGGGTCACTGTCAAGCAGCGCGGTGCTGCGGTACACACACATCAACCCATTTCCCATGTGTATAGACAGCCAGGGGAGGTGGTTCACCACCACTGTCTTGTCTTGGTAATTCAGTGGTGGCAAACCGACTCCTTGGTTGTTTCCTGTTTACGGGTCTTTCGGGGGGAAGCGCCAAACCATACGTCCCTCGTCTGACAGGTTGGTGTGCTCATTGAGCCGTATCAACAGGTCACCGTCTGATTTACGGCGGCGACGATATGCGAACCCGCCGTGCAGCGCAACTCCAGGCTCAGGTGGGAGATTCGGGTCATACTCGACAACCAGATTCTCCTCCCGCAGCTTTTTGTAGAAGCTGCGGAGCCTTGACAGTTTGTCGTAGCTCATGCCCTTGCCGCCTGTCGCCATGTACTCCCCGTGGTCACGCATCCGGCGGTAGGCAGACGCCTTGGTGTGCAGCTGGATGACCTGCCACGGGAATGTGCGGTTGACGGTTTCCCTTGGTGTCAAGGCACCTCCGTAGGTGTGTTTGTGCCACGATACGGCTTGACGTGTCACGCCAAACATTCTGGCGATATCCGATTGCGAGTGCCCTTTCGCCTTCAGTGCTTCGATGGCGGATATGGACAGTTCTGGTTTTATCTCCCCCGGCCCAGCCGGTGCTGGTTTTTTCTTCATGGCCCAAATTGTAGCCGGCAATGTCAAGTCGGAGTGTCAAGTCGGGTGCCTTCCCCCTATATGTACATGAGTATTTGGGGCACTGTGACCGGTGTCACTGCTTCCTTTTTTTCTCCTCCGCCAGAGACACCAGCCACGCCTCAATCGTGGGCCTGTCAAGCAGACACAGGAATGAATCCCACTCCTCGTCTGACAGTGACCAGATATCCACCTACTGATCCAGCCCATTCGACAGGGCGGCGTTGACCAGCAGCACCACCGCATGTTCCGGGCAGACACCCTTCCGCTTGGCGTACTGCCACACCTCGTTCCACCGGGTGTGTTCCGCGTGAGGGTTGTAGCTGGCGATTGCCAGGGCCAGGGTCCGGGCTTCGTGCAGGGTCTCGTATTCGAGGTCCGTTGCTTGCTCCCAGTCATCCATGTCGGTGAGGTGGTCCCACAGGGAGTGCATCCCAATCACCTTGAGTGCTTGTTCTTTTAAGCTTTCCATCAGTCCATCTCCTCCTTGTAATTGGCACCGTCTACGGCGTAGACGATGTTTTGGACGAGCGTGAGGTTGTCATGCCCGGTGAACGTGTACCAGCACACGTCGATCAGGTCTTGCTGGTTCCACTCGTCGGTGGCGATCACCAGTTCGACTTTGTAGTAGCGCACGATCAGAACCTTCCGGTCAGCACCCAAAGGGTGTCGTATAAAACGATGTTTCGGCGGTCATGGTGGGTCAGGATGCCCCGCCAGTCCGCACGGTATGTGCGGTAGAAACTTTTGAAACGCTTCAGCATCACGCCTCCTGCTTGTATTCGGGCGACGGCCCGACCGTGCCAGCAACTTTCGCCGCGCTGTACAAAACCTCAACCCACTCATGCACAAGCGCACGCACTTCAAGCACTAACGCCCAATCGTCTTCGCGCATGGCTTTAGTCAGCAGCCACCCAACATCGTCCAGGTAATCGGCTGCGTCATACACATCCCAACGCTTAACCTTGTCCATCAGCCCTCCAATTCGATTGTGTCCGCAACCTCGTAGCCGTAACCCGTCATCCGCTCAGGCCACGTCGAACGGAACTCATGCCGCGCCAGGTGGTCACTAGCCCACTTCGTCACCGTCACCTTGGTGACAGCGGTATCGCTGCCCTTCTTACCCAGCAAGTCTTTCAAGCAGCGGTTGCAGAACGCCCGGTACACGGTGCCCTGCGGGGTGTTGCGCTTCAGAATCGTTACGGTGTCGCTCATTTGTATTCCTCCTTGTATTCGTGGTCGATAACTCTGTTGATTGCGTCCGCCCAGCAGTGCCGGCAGTCATCACCGTGGCTGCACATCAGTAGCCCACCGCCCCACGGAACGCATATCGCAGCAGAACGTGGGCGTACTCCGGTTCCACCTCCACCAGCAGCAACTCGGCGGCCAGGTGGATCACACCGTCACGCATGTCATCGTCCTGCAAGCCACCCCAGATCATTGCAGCGGTGTCGAATATGTGGTTGAACTCGTACTCAGCCATACCCATTGTGATGCCTTTCTGTGTAATGTCAAGGGGGAGGGTGCCGAAACACCCTCCCCCAGAGGGGAAACTAGGCGGGGATCAGTTCCCGGCCCAGAACTCGTGACAGGGACGTGAGGGTGGACATACCCTCATCCAGGGCGGTGCCCTTGATGACACGCTCGAACACCCGGTCGATCTTGTTCGCACCACGAACCGGCTTCTCCCGGTTGTAGTAAGTGTCGAACGCTTGGAAGACACCGAACGCGGTGCCGGTCCAGTCCGCAACCATAGGGCTGTGGGTGTACAGAGCCGTGATCGCCTCACGGGTGTTCTCGGCACGGGTGTAGGCAGCTTTCGATGCCTTGTCCCGATCCGGCAGCGGAACCTCAAGGTCCAGCACCTTGACGAACTGGGACCGCAGCACCGGAACCTGCACGGTGGAGTGAACGAAATCCACGGTGTGCTTCGCCTGCAAGCTCAGCGCGGCGGGCACAGATCCCAGACGCTCCGACGAGAACCGGGAACGCTTGAACTTCACCCTGGTGCCGGCAAGCTTCGCTGCCTGGGTGATGGCGGGGAACATGTTGTCGCACTTCGCAATGATCGAACCGCGATCCCAAGTGTTCGCAATCGAACCGTCCAACGATGACCGGAACATCAGGTAAGGCATGAACTCCAAACCTGTGGAATCGTCATGCAGGTTCTCCTCCAGCCCGTACTGGATGAAGAACTGGGCACCGCCGTGAAGCTCACCGGTAGCCAGCACCGGGGAGTCACCGACGAACTCCTCAGTCGCATCCAGGTAGTGGGTGTACCCGTTGGAGTTGTAGCCGTCCTTGAAGCGGCCCAGGTTGGCGTAATTGTCCGAACGGACGATGGACTTCACACCTTCCACGATCATGGTCTTGGCGGGACGCCCATCCGGGAGGACGGTGTCAGCCAGGTCGAAATCATCGACCGGGATGAGGTTCGCGGAGGGAACCTCCAGCGGCTGCCAGGCGATCATGTCCCGCACAGCCTGGCGGGGCACAGCACCCTCGTAGGAGGCGATAACTTCACCCTGACCCATCCAGCCACCTCGTGCGCCGGTAGCGCGGCTGGCGGTCATGCCGATCTGGATATTGCTTTTGCCGTAGTTAGGCATGGTGGTAGTACCTTTCGTTTGTGGCGTTGCCGCCGTTGATGGTTTCAATTGTAGTTGGATTGTTGTGTACTGTCAAATCATGGGTGGATGGCGTAGCCATCATCCCAATTCACGCTGAACCCTTCTACGTGCAGGGCACGCTCCGCAATGTCAACGTACCGTTCGAGCGTTTCGATGCGGTCCTCCACATCTTCGATGTCGAATGCCGCGTCAGTAAGCTCCACCAAATCCCACCAAGGCTCACCACGGGCACCGGACACAATGTCTGATGCGTCAGAGATGAACTGGTGGAACAGTTCGTCGGTGCAGAGAGCGGCACGCGACTGGATCACAGCCGCAATGGTGTTCGCCGGCAATGTCATTCGTCCTCCTCGTATTCGTTCACGGTACCTCCGCACCACGGGCAGTCTTCGCCTTCACACAGCAGGCAGAAGTCATCTTCGCCTTCGAACCAAATTTCTTCGGCGTCATCTACTGACCACACATAAGGCAAAGTTAAATCTCCTTCTTCCAGCGGGCACGGTTACCCTTGCCGGGGTACTTCCGGGCCTTGTCTTTGTTCTCAGGCTTAGCCGCAGCCCTGGCCTGAGCAACCCGGCGGTCATTGTGTTCCTGACCGTCACTCATAACTACCTCCTCATCGTCGCTGTTCTGTTCCAAGTCTAACCTTAATTGTGTGTACTGTCAAGTCAGGCCACAAAGACCTGACGGTCAGCGGTGAACACCGCCCACCACGCACCCTCAAACGGTGACTCATCCACGGTGTGAACAAAGCTCGTGTACTTGCGAGGGTTGTAGGTGATGGTGTCGCCAATGCTCATGACGGCGTTACGGTGTTCTTTACCGAACTGCCACACGGACACCGGGGTCACACCCACAATGCCGGCGTGGACATTCTTACGGTCCTCACGCAGAACACGCTGCCGCCCAGCCTCAGACACCTTGCCTTCAGGGTTGCCCAGCACAATCTCAGGGACACGGGCAATCACCCGGCCCTTGTCCGGGCCTTCCAGGGCCTTCACACTCCACATGCCTTTGTGCAGGTTCCAATAAACCATGACCTTCATCACGCCTCCACGTATTTCCGCACCCAACCGATCAGGTGCCCATCACAAACATCACACTTGCCGCCGTCACAAAACCCCTGCACCTCAGTGCCTTCGATGAGGAAACCTCCCCACATCCCCAACTCCTCAGCCATCAACTCCAACGCATCCAGCACATCCGACTCACTGCGCCGGGTGAACACGTCGGTGCCGTTGTCGATCACCCAGTACGTTTTCATGTTGCCTCCTCGTTCGATGCTTTAAATTGTAGCTGGAATGGTGTGTACTGTCAAACCAGCTCCCCGCAAATCTTGTTGCCTTGCGTGGCGCAGTTCCACCCAGGCTCATCCTCAAGTGGTGGGCGGTCACCGCACCCCGCAAGCAGGGTGCCGGCAACCACCATCAGTGCGATAACTCGCTTCACTTGTTCTCCTCGTGATAGCTTGCGAGTAATTCTTTCTCCCACTCAGCGAGTGGTTCGCCCTCCACTATGTTTGTCACGTCACGCTGAAGTTTCAACGAGCGCAGCACATACCTGATGACATCGACACGAATCCACGCCTCGTGCCCTTCACGAGCCTCACCCAGCTTCGAGTACCACTCCACAACTTCAGAGTCCCCGTTCTCAAAGAACAGGCAGGTCTCGAAACCCTTCCCGACGATGCCTACTTCAGGCATCGACAGGTCCACCGTGGAAACCTCCACGGTCTGACCGTCCACGGTCACGTCTTCCCGGATGTGGAACATTTTGTGTACCTTTCCTAGTTGTGTACTGTCAAGCCGTGGTTACGCGGCGGAACCACGAACCACGATCCACGTGATAGCTTGCATCTGCTGCGGGTCAATATTCGCACGCTTCGCAGCCAGCCGGTAGCAATGCGCGATAGCTTCATACACACCCACCAGCTTCAGCTGTGCCTCATCGACACCGGCAACCCTCGCAGCCCACACATCCACCGTCACCGCGTGGACATCACCCGTGATATTCCGGGCAAAGCTACGTGTCTTCAACGCTTTCTTGCCGAACGTGTCGAACGGCTCAGCAGCAGCCAACGCTTTACGGGCACGGTTTGCCGGCCCGGACATGACGTATGCGGGCAGCGAACCCTCATTCACCAGCATGACGATGCTGTCCACATTCTGTGACCAGCGCAGACGAGGCGAAAGCTGTGCCATAGCAGCAGCAACCTGATCGACCGTGTAGTCGGACAGCGCCGACAGATCGTCGCAGATGTCCTGCGCTTCGCAGTACCACACCTTACCGGCGACGATGTCCTCCGCTGAAGCCTTCGCATACGTGCGGAGGATGCGCTTCGTGACCTGCTCCACATTCAAACCAACCTTACCCAACGCTTCATTAGCGGTGAGAACCTTGCGTGCCATGACAAACCTGCTTTCCTGTGTAGTGTCAAGTCTGAGATTTGAGGGCAACCCTCCCCCGGAGGGGAGGGCTGTGACTCACGCCTCAGGCGTGGTGAATCAGCCACGCCTTCAGCGCAGCCTTGTCCTCAGCGGATAGCTCCGACGTGGACTGGAAATGCTTACCCTTGAGGGCAGCAACCTTGAAATCACCATCCGGCGACAAGGCAAACCTAACGGTATTGCCATTCTTCGCGGTGAACTCAATGCGGGCGATTTCTTTCATCCGATCTTCCCTTCTGTGACAGCGTGCTGAAGCCACTCCGCCGCAGTGGCGAAGGCTTCAGATTTACCCAACGCGAACGCCGCGTTCTTAGGCTTATTCTCCAGCGAAAAGCCACAGCTATCGCTCTCATAGGTGGCGGAATATGCCTCAAGTCGGGCAATCAATTCATGCACGTCCATGCCTATTTTCCCCTGCTCAGGGGAGGGGTGAGCCGGCAAACAGCCCACCCCTCCAAATGTGCCTGCTCAGATACCTGAGCATTGCGGGTAGCCAGGACTCGAACCTGGCAAGGCACCATGCCTACCCAACCGTACACTGTCAAGTCTACCCTAGCTGGCAGAAGGGTAGTGATGCCTGGACAGATCAGTCCGCCCAGACCATGCGTTCTGCGAACGCTTGTACCCGATCTTGACACGGGTCGGACGGTACACCGTATCCAGAACGGTGACCGTGAACGGACGCCCATTCACCATGCGGATACCAGGCGAATCCTCCGGGAACGGATTCTCACACGGGAACTCATGCCCGATCTCAGCGAACAGGTTGTCGATGCCATCGTCGTCATACATATGTGTATCCTCTCATGGATGTGCGTACATTGTCAAGCTACGGATTCACAGCTTGTACCCGAACCACAGCTTGCGCTGTGGATCAGATACAGGTTGCCATCCCTGTAATTGCACGGTACGTTACCTATCACCTTGCGAGTGACGTACTAGTCGCCGGGGTCATGGCGTATCTGTGAACCAACGCTAACCCGGAAATATCACCCGTGCCTCTATATCTCGTGACATACCGCCAGCAGGTCAACCCTAGAATCCGCACCCCATATCTACCCGTTTCCATCATGCACTCGCAGCGTGGTCGCTTTGAAATGCGGGAACGGTTACATCCGGGTCTATAAGACTCAGCGCATTACCGCTTGCAATATGTAAAATACCGGCCACTAGGAAACTTCACCCCACATAAGTCCAGGTGCTACAGGTAGACTCACTACCCGCTACGGCTCACGAAGCCGTAATGCCTGGCGCTCTCGGAGAACAGGTCTCCTAGCGGCACGATATTTTGTTATGAAACATCAGGTCGAGCTTGTGTCAACAGTCTAGCAGTAATGGTGTACAGAGTCAAGTTGACCTCTGCGCTGCGATTCGACGTGCTCCCATTGTGTTCTCACAGGGCCACAGTAGGCTCCCGTGTCGAATCGCATTCACCGCTGTGCTGTTGTCCCCTTGACCTTACACGAGCCGATTCGGTGGTGCAAATCGGCAGGTGAATCATGCTTCCCTCGTGTTCTCACAGGTGGCCAGTGCCATCCCGTGATTCACCTGCCTGGTGAATCGGCACCGTAGTCATGATCGTGGAGACCTGGCACAAGTGCTAGACGCTGTTGAGTTGTCTTGAAGATCAGGCCCGGCGAACCGGACCCCCCAATTATAACCACACCCCTTGACAGTGAACTACCACTCACCTTGACAACAAAGCACAGTTCGTGTTTCTCACCCCCACTGAGCAGCACAAACCCCGGAAATGTGTCTGTCATCACACCCCCCGAAATGGCCCTGAAGCCGGCCCAGCAAACACCCCAAACACACCCCCAAAACCACCCCCCACCAGCACAAACCACCCACCACCACCACACCCCACACCACCCCACAACAGCAATAACAGCACGTCGGGAGGGGTGCCAGGTAGTTAGCTGGCACGGTGTCGCTACCAGGGTGCAGGCCCACCCTGGTCACCAGGTGGCACCCCCTGCCAGGTGGCAGGGCAGGGCCTGCCAGGTGGCAGGCAGGGCACAGCGTGCCCTGTGCAGGGCACAGGGCAGGCAGGGCACAGGGTG